AGCGCCTAGACGAACAGGTCAAGGCTAATGTGAAATTACAAAATCGTCTTAATGAGACTGCTAAACTCAACATTCTGAACACTGTTTCGGAAGGACTTGCAGATACTCAGAAAGAAAAACTCGCAGCACTTGCTGAGGGTCTAGAGTTCGTTTCTGAAGAATCGTTCTCTGCGAAAGTCAAGACTATCAAAGAGAGCTACTTCAAAGAAGCAGCTGCACCTCAAAGCGAGGTTGCTGATGAAACCCCAGTTGAGGGTGCAGGAGAAGAGGTAAGTCCAGCAATGGCACAATATCTCTCCGCACTTAATCGCTGGCAATCCTGATTATAATTAATCCCTATTTTTTCCAAGGAGCAAAGAACAAATGTTCAATTCACAAGCTCTAACAGAAAAGTGGTCACCTGTTCTAAGTCACGAAGGCGCTGGCGCTATCAAAGACAATTATAGAAAGGCTGTTACCGCTGTACTGTTAGAAAATACCGAATCCCAACTACGCGAAGAGCGTGGTATGATCAACGAAGCATCCAACACTGTTGGTGCTATCAGCGGTGATGCACTATCTGGATCTGGTCTTACAACTAAGACTGGTGGTCTTGCAGGTTTCGACCCTGTAATGATCTCCTTGATCAGACGTGCAATGCCTAACCTCGTCGCATATGACATCTGTGGTGTCCAACCAATGTCTGGTCCTACAGGTCTTATCTTCGCGATGAAGTCCCACTATCAGCAGAATGGTTCCGCACTACGTGCTGGAAACGAGGCACTCTACAACGAGCCTGACACCAACTTCTCTGGTAACACACAAGGTCCTGCAGCATACAACGATCCAGTATCTCCTCTTGGCGATGGTGGTGCTACCGATGCTAACCCAGGTCTCCTTAACGACGCAACTGGCGGCGGTACAACTGCTGCTAACTACGAGCGTGCTGCTGGCAACATTGCTAGAGAAGACGCCGAAGTTCTAGGTTCTGGATCTACTCTCTTCAACGAGATGAGCTTCAGCATCGAGAAGACCTCTGTCACTGCTAAAACAAGAGCACTCAAGGCAGAGTACACTCTAGAACTAGCACAGGATCTCAAGGCGATCCATGGTCTAGACGCTGAGCAAGAACTTGCTAACCTACTTTCTAGCGAGATCCTTGCTGAAATCAACCGTGAAGTTGTTCGTACCGTTTACACTGTCGCTAAGTCTGGCGCACAGAACAACGTTGCTAACGCTGGTGTATTTGACCTCGACGTTGACAGCAACGGCAGATGGTCGGTTGAGAAATTCAAGGGACTTATGTTCCAGATCGAAAGAGATGCTAACGCTATCGCGCAGCAAACTCGTAGAGGAAAGGGCAACTTCATCATCACTTCTGCTGATGTTGCTTCTGCTCTCGCTATGTCTGGCACCCTCGATTATTCCTCTGGTCTAACTGGCGCTGGTGGTCCTTCCATCGGTGAAGTTGATGACACTGGAAACCTTCTCGTCGGCACCATGAACGGTCGTATCAAGGTCTTCGTTGATCCTTACTCTGCGAACGTTTCTAACACTCACTACTATGTTGTAGGTTATAAGGGTTCTTCTCCATATGACAGTGGACTGTTCTACTGCCCATATGTTCCCCTCCAGATGCTACGTTCTATCGATCCTAGCACCTTCCAGCCTAAGATCGGTTTCAAGACACGCTACGGCATGGTCGCAAACCCATTCGTTGTACAGTCCAACGGCACACCTGATGCTGAGGCACTTACAGCAAACCGTAACCAGTATTACAGAAGAGTTAGAGTTGCTAACCTCACCTGATAATAACTGTTATCAAATCAACACAGGGGATCCACGGATCCCCTTTTTTTGTGCTTAAATAGAAGTATGTATCTTACGGTTACTTTATGCCAAGAGGAAACATGAAAAAGGTTGACATCGAACCCAGGATCCTTAGACTAAAAACTGAGATCTATGAGGGTCGATACGATGGCGCTAGCGAGGATTGGCTCAACGGTGCTCATCACTCACTCAATCTAGTTCTTAACATCCTACAAGAATACAGTTCATGAACCAGTCATCACTAGTTTTAATACTGTGCTTATCTCCTTTAGCGGTGATCTTCATTGTTATGAAACTAGCACTCTGGATTACAGAGACTGCTTCTTATCGTGCAGAGACTGAGAAGTTGAAGCGCATACAACACGGTCCATACGAATTTTACGACTACGAAAAAGAAGAAGAAGATGACTGGTAACGATTATCCACAGGATAAAGACTATCAATTATTATACAGGAGGGTATCAAGGATGAAAATTGACACCATGATGGAAGAACCTTGTCCATTATACGAACCAGGGTGGGAAGATGTTACAGATTCTCCCGCTGATTGGGCAGACTTCTGGGAGAATGAAGATGCCGCCTAAAGATTGGATTTGGAAAGGTGGAAAGGTCGATCCTCCTGAGAGAGTTACCAAAGAACAAGTACAGGAGATGATTGATGATGCCATACGAAAGCATAATCGTAACGCTTCAATTATTAGTTTTTGGGTTGGTTGGGTTGTTCTTGCACTTTTTGCTGAGGGTCTGCTTCGACTTATTGGAGTTATAGAACCACTATTCCCATGGTTGAAAATAACACTATAGTCCTTCAATGGATACTAGTAGTAGTCGTGTTCCTGGCAGGGGTATCATTGTTCTGCCAAGGGCACGCAATTTTACATGGTAAATATGGGTATAAACATGCAGGACGTGAGAAGAAGCGTGCTGAAAATGTTCGCAAGCAAATGGAAGAAATTATCAATGCGAATGGACGTTCTACAAAAGAGGATTAGAAAATTGGAAATGGCAGAGAAGATTGATGCTGCTCTGGAAGAGTATTACTCAGAAAGAGGATTGCCTGTGCCAGAGTGGAAACAAAGAAAAGATCCACAGTGGTGGAAAGACTACCTCATTGAATTAGGACTAGATCCAGACAACCCATAAATACTATTAGCTTGGGAAGTTGACATGTCCGCTGAATGGTATAAGGAACAACCTAGTAATAGGAATTTCCTCAACCCTATTGGTTATCTCCTTAAACTAGAAAAGTTTGAAGGAGTAGATTTCTTTTGTCAAGCAGCAAATGTCCCCGACGTTAGCATGAGCACAGTGGAAGTAGCAAGTCCTTTTAGAAACTTGCCTATTGTTCCTGGAGGCGGTGTAACGTTCGGGGATTTTACTGTGCGTTTTATTGTAGATGAAGATCTTAAAAACTATTATTCCATTCACTCTTGGATGCGTGACAATGGCAACGCTGATCAAATGGCACGAACCACTGGAGAGAATGATATTTACACTAACGGACAATTGCATATTGTCACGTCCCAATACAATCCAGCATTCGTTGTGGAGTTTAGGGACCTATTCCCCGTGTCCTTGAGTAACCTACAATTTGATGCTACAATAAGTGATGTGGAGTATCTAACTGCAGAGGTGACATTTAAACACCAGCAGTTCTTCATTCGTGATAAAAATCTTAGACCTCTATGAATTTTGAAACCCTTCGTAATAAATTTGAAAAATTGAGAGAAGATTGGGCGGAAGATAGCGCAGTTGATTTTCAATTCAAGAACAAACAGTATAGCACAGATCTGGGACAACTCGCGTTAGACATCCCTTTTCAACACAATAAATACTTAAACCATTACACTGACATTCAACAGATCAAAACTTCATTGGAGTTCGAGATCCGCAAGATGGTTAGAGATAAGCGCGAGTATTACTCTGGCGAGGCAGACGCTAAGACATACGCCGCTAAACCATTTGGATCTAGCATAAAGACTACAGAAAAAATGAAGGTTTATCTAGAAAGTGATGATGAAATCATTAACCTAGAAGCAAAAATCAAATACTTGGACCAGATGCTCTACTTTCTGGATCAGGTTATGAAGCAGATCTCTAATAGAGGTTTTCAGATCAAGAGTGCAATTGAGTGGGAGAAATTTACTAATGGACAATGATGACAACGCTCAGTATCAAGAAGAAGAACGAAGTCTACATTCAGATTTCTTCTAAGGAACCTCATGTGCATCGTGAGTTGTCAGACTATTTTACGTTTGAAGTTCCCGAAGCAAAGTTTCTGAAGAAGAACCCACGTTACAAATATTGGGATGGAACCATTCGTCTGTACTCTCCTGGTACAGGCGAACTTTACCATGGGTTGACAAAACATCTACAGGTGTGGGCAGACGAAAGACAATATACAATTGAGTATGAAAAGAATGATTGGTATGGAGAAGTTGAAGACACTAATGGTTTTGTCTCTCCTGCAGGCGTCAAGACTTTTATGGACAAAATCACCCGAACGGGAATTGCTCCACGCGACTATCAATACCGTGCAGTTTACGAAGCTATAAAATATAATAGAAAACTTTTACTTTCGCCTACGGGTAGTGGGAAATCTCTGATGATCTATTCCCTCGTCAGATACTATACTGCTACCAACAAGAAGACGCTCATCATCGTTCCTACTACGTCCCTGGTAGAACAGATGGTCAATGACTTTAACGATTACGGGTGGAATGCGGACGATCATGTGCATAAGATATATTCGGGCAAAGACAAGAATACTGATAAACCAATTATTATTTCCACTTGGCAATCCATCTACAAGTTCCCAAAGAGATACTTTGATGACATTGACTGTGTTATCGGTGATGAAGCACACCTATTTAAATCAAAGTCCCTCACAGGAATTATGACTAAACTACACAATGCTAAGTACCGTTTTGGTTTTACAGGGACACTCGACGGCAGTAAGACGCACAAGTGGGTACTAGAAGGATTGTTTGGAGATTGTGAGAGAGTAACTAAAACAGATGATCTGATTAAGTCAGGTTACTTGTCTAAGTTTAGGATAAAAGTGCTGTTGTGTAAGCACGCTCCTCAACATTTTGACACATATCATGACGAGATGGAGTATCTTGTCGAACATAAAGGCAGAAATAATCTGATCAAAAATCTTGTCAAAGATATTGAGGGTAATACCCTAGTTCTATTTAACTACATCGAGAAGCACGGGGAACCACTTTGCGAACTAATAAATAGCAGCATAGATCCATCGCGCAAATTATTCTTTGTGCATGGTGGCACCGATGTAGAAGATCGAGAAGAAGTCAGACAGATTACTGAGACTGAAAACAACGCTGTTATCATTGCCTCTTACGGCACTTTCTCTACAGGGATTAATATTAAGAGACTTCACAACATCATTTTTGCTTCCCCAAGTAAGTCACGCATACGCAATCTACAATCGATTGGACGTGTGCTCAGGAAAGGCGAAGGAAAAGACATCGCAACCTTATACGATATCGCTGATGATATTGGCGGTCAGAATTACACTCTTAAACATTTGAATGAAAGAGTTAACATATACAACGATGAAAACTTTAAGTATGAGGTTATTAGAGTAAACCTTAGAGCAAATTAAATATGGATGAAGAGTTTTATGCAACAATCAAATTAGTATCAGGCGAAGAACTGGTTTCTAAAGTATGTTACTTAGAAGATGAAGATAAGGTGTTACTAGAAAACCCTCTCCAAGTCGAAGTAGCAAGACAAAGAAAGGGTCAAATAGAAGTATCTGGTTTCTCTTTTAAAGAGTGGGTCAGCGCCACGTTTGATAACATGTTTATCTTAAACAGAAGTCACATAATCACAGTGACTGAAGTTGATGGTCAGATTGTAGACTTCTACCAAAAAACACTCAACAGATTAGAAAGCGGAAAGTCTCTTACTAGTAGAGCTAAAAAACTACCCAGAGGATCTGGTTACTTGGGTTCCGTAAAAGATATGAAAAAGACTTTAGAAGATATCTTTAATAAAAGCTAGTATGACCTTTGAACCTCGACAAGGTTAATTGTACTGAGTTTCTGAGGTCTTGTCAACCCCCCTTTACAAAGACCATTCTACGTGTTACACTGGTAACATGATAATGGTAAACAATCCATGACACCTGCCGTAATGACCCGTAAAAAGACTGAATACTATGTAAACAATAAGGAATTCCTCGCTGCTATCACTGAGTATCGGCAGAAAGTCCATGATGCCAAAGATCTGGGTCAACCGCGTCCTCGTGTCACGAACTATATTGGAGAATGTTTCCTAAAGATTGCTACGCATTTGTCTTATAAACCAAACTTTGTCAATTACATGTTCCGTGAGGACATGATCTGTGATGGCATTGAGAACTGCCTGCAGTATATTGACAACTTTGATCCTGAGAAATCAAAGAACCCATTTGCCTACTTCACACAAATCATTTACTACGCTTTCCTGAGACGTATTCAAAAAGAAAAGAAACAACTAGAGATCAAAGGTAAGATCTTAGAACGTTCAGGATATGACGAGGTTATGCATACTGATAGTTATGATGGTAGTATGTCTGGCATGAATGCTTCTTATTCTGATATGGGTAGCATTAAAGAAAATATTGAAACTAAAATGAATCGATGAGTGGAGATCATGAAACCTACGAATGGTTTGAAACACCTTACGGAGCATTCCGTGTTGAACAGAAACGCTTTGGAACGTGGACTAGCTATGATAAGAATGGCAAGGCGCTCATCACAGGACTTACGAGGGCAGATGTCATGGCGATGTCACCATTCCATCTCGAAGGCGTCGCTACAAATTGGGCGAACTGCCGTACATCAGACCCGTATGACGGGACAGTAGGA